AAAAAACTGAAAATCCATTAAGTAATTACGAAACAAGGAGAGCATATCATAAAGCTTTCATCAGGAGTGCAGACAGAGAAGAGAAATTGTTCATAAGAATACTAAAACAGTATTTCAGAGAACAGGCAAAGCGAGTTATTGAGAGTATGAATAAAAAGGGTATGAATGAGTTCTTTAATAAGGAATTAGAAATATCAATAGGATTTAAGCAGATGTTTCCAGTATTAACAGATATAATGTTAAGGCAAGGGAAAGATAAATACGATGATTTCAGATTATCGGCTAATATATCGAGTTGGCTTAATAGCAGAGTTGATATATTTATGAGACAGATTAACGATACTACTTTTAAAGAGCTAGATAAACAATTCCAAGAGAGTACAGAGCTAGGAGAGAGTAGGGATTTATTAGTTAAGAGGGTAGAAAAGACTTACGGAAACATTGAGAAGACTAGAGCCAAACTAATAGCAAGGACAGAAGTACACGGAGCAATGCAAAAGGCTAATATAGAAGGATATAGTCAATCAGGGGCAACTATTAAAATCTGGGTAGCTGTTATGGACTCAGACACTAGGGATAGTCATCAAGCACTAGACGGGGAAGAAGTTGATATAAGGTCGCCGTTCAGTAATGGATTGATGTATCCTGGAGACGCTAACGGATCAGCGGAAAACACAATTAATTGCAGATGCACTATATAATAAATTAAAAATTATGGACAAATATAAAATAAAACTATTTGGCAGGGACTACGAAATGAAAGTAGGCGAGAGAGTAGACGTCCAATTGCCAATTAAAATGAAAGTAGTCGATAAGGATGGCTTTAGACTACATATGATTGCATCAACGCAGACACCAGATAGACACGGTGATACTGTTATGCAGTCAGGAGTAGAGCTTGATAACTTCTTAGCAAATCCAGTTATTCTTAATTCTCACAATTATGGAGATGTAACCGAGGTAATAGCTAGAGGAGAGAATACAGAAGTAAAAGGAAAGGGAGCAAAAGCAAGGCTAGAGATGGATTGGGTATTTGCAGTAAATGAGAATCCAAAGGCAAAAATAGCTTTTGATTTATATGCTGGTAAGTTCTTAAATGCCTCATCTATAGGATTTATCCCTCTAGAGTTCAAGAAGAATCAAGACGGAACAACTGATTGGTATACTATTCTTAGGTGGGAATTGTTAGAAGTATCAGCCGTATCAGTTCCAGCTAATGCCAGAGCTTTAGCAAAGAGAAAAGGAATTGATGTTGACGGATATTATGAGAACGAAGAGGAAGAAGATGATATTGACGATGAAGATGAAGATGAGATTGATGAAGAAGACGAAACAGAAGAGGACGATGTAATCGAAGAAGAGGAGGAAGAAATACCAGAAGCAGAAATTGAAGAGAAAACAATTAAAAGAGCAACAAAAAGCGAGTTAATGAGCGAATTGGCGAGTAGGTTAAAGGTCGAATCACCTGAAAGGATTAAATCCGAAGAGGTCAGAGCCAAAAAGTCGCTAACTAATAAATTAATAAGATTATTAATCAAAACAAAATGAGTATAAAAGAAACTATCGCTTTATTCAAAGAAAAAGGATTGTCCGCTTTGAATGAAGAGCAAATCAAAACACTAAGGGATAATGTTGATATGTTATCAGAAGAAGAGAAATCAGCTTTTGAATCACAGGTCAAGGAATTAGACACCTTAGGAGAAGTAGCAGGAGAAATTAAGGGAATGATGAAAGAAGAACTAAGCTCTTTCAAGAAAGAACTCCACACAGAGATTGACTTAAATGTCAAAGAATACTTGAAGCAAGAAAGAGAATTGATTGCAAAACAAGTAGGAGTCTATCAGCCAGATGTAAAAGCACAAAGGCAGAAAGCTAACGAGTTATTCAGAGCTTACTGTGACGCTTTCCAAAGCAAAAACGATGCTAAGTTAAAGGAAATGACCACAGACGCAACTGGTACTCCTTATGCAGGATATATCGTTGACAGAGAGCTTAACGCAGAGATTAACCACTTAATCGAACAATACGGAGTAGCAAGACAGGAAATGACCGTATTGACTCTATCTAAGGGTAGCTATCTAACCAATGAGCTAGTAACTGATATTACTGTTTACTGGGTAGATGAGGGAGCAGTTATCAGGTCAGGTGAAGTAGTACTAGGTCAGAACACTCTTGAATTGAAGAAATTGGGAGTTATCGCCGCTATGACTAGAGAACTTATTGAAGACGGAGAAATTGATTTGATGTCTTTCGTAGGTAGGAGAGTAGCAGAAGGATTCAGCGAAGCAGAAGATGAATTTGTATTTAATGGAGACGGAACATCAACCTATGGCGGATTTACTGGACTTCTTAAACAAACAACTTCTGTAAATGTACAGACAATGAATGGTACTACATTCTCATCTCTAACATTCGATGAATTGCTAGATATGATTACAGCAACTCCTAATGTCGCAAGAAGAAATGGCAAGTTCTATATGCACACCAGCATTATGAATATGCTTAGACAGAAGAAAAAGAATAGCGAAGTCAATAACTACGCATTCCAAGAGCCAAGTGCTTCTGGTCCAGTAATAATCTGGGGTAAACCAGTAGTAGAGGTAGAAGTTATGCCTGAACTAAGCGAAACAGATGACGCAACAGCTTTCGTTATCTTCGGAGACTTAAGAGCAGGTTGTATTTTCGGTCAAAAGGGTGGTATGTCTGTTGATCAGTTCACAGCAGGAACAATTAAGAATGTTGCAAACAATGCCGACATCAACTTAATTACTACTGATAGAACAGCAGTCAGATTTATCGAGAGAGTTGGTTACTTCCAAATTATAACTAAATTTAGAAAACCAATTACAATTTTGAAGACATCAACTGCCAGTGCGTAAGTTTTCAGAGGGGGTTAATCGCCCCTTCTATAAAGCCTATGACATACATATACAAGAATAAAAAAACTGGTCAAACAGTTTATAGCGATATTGAATTGAATGAGGACTATATCCTTATAGGCAGAATTATTAACGGGTTAAAACAAAGCGAAGTATGGACAAAAACTATACAGATTCCAGCAAAATAGAACAGTTCATAGGTGAGTCAATCAGTACCTCCCTAGTTGAAATAATCGTAGCTGTTCAGAAGTACATTGAAAACTATACAGGGAGGAATTTTGTAGCAGACTGTATCGCTTCGGCTCGAGTGTTTAACGGTAATAATTCACAAAACCTATCAATAGACGATTGTATCGAAATAACAAAGGTAGAAATAGGAAACGATAGCTACGGTGATTCATTTACCGAGATATTATCGACAGGTAGCGATAGATATTACACACTGCCAGCTAATAACGAAGCAGACGGATATCCTATTAATAAGCTATTCCTAAGGTCAAGAGTATTCCTATATGGTATTCAAAATGTCCGTATAACGGCAAAATGGGGCTATAGCGAGGAAGTACCAGACGATATCAGTTGGGTAGCCACTTATCTCTCTTCTAGTATCTATAAGACGGGAATACAGGGCAATATCGCAGGAGTAAAGAGCGAGAGAATAGGCGAGTATTCAGTAACATTCGGAGAGGGAGAGGGTCAAACAGATTGGGATAAAGCAAAGGTCATATTAGATAGTTATAAAAGGTACTATCTATGAGCATACAAAGATTTTTCACAAAGACATTCACGATCAAGAGACAGGTATGGTCAGGTTCATCATCAGACGAGTCAACAGTCGGAACATTCAAAGGTCATAAGCAACAGACACCAGCCCAAGAGATAGCGACACTAGGCATAGCATACGGTAAGGCTTGTCAGGTATGGTGTCCAGTCGGTACTGATGTAAAAGTAGGTGATGTAATAGATGACGGTAATAGATATTCAGTCAGGGCAGTAAATACGAGAGACTACGGAATTAATCAGCACTTACAATTAACAATTGAAGGCGATGAAGTTTGAAATCAAGGGAGATGATGAGCTAATAAGAGCAATACAACGAAACCCCCAGAAGACCAGAGAAGAAGTAGGCAAGTTCTTACCGCGAGTAATTGCAATCTATAACAGGTCAATTATCCGTAATCCTTGGAAAATGGGAATGAGTGGAGGAGGTAGTCCAGCAGATACTAGAAATATGATAGACCAGCACCACAGAGAGATTAAGCAAATGGAAGCAAGGATATATGTAGATGAATCTGTTAATTATAGGTGGTATGTCCACGAGGGAACAATGAGAATGAAAGAGAGACCTTGGCTCAACTATGCAATGGATAGCAACAAGTCAGAGGTTAAGCAATTACAAGGTGAATTATTAAAGGAACTGGTTAAAGATTTAGCAAAATAATGTATTCAACACTAATAAATAAAATAAAAGCTACACTGGAAGCAGTAAGCGAGATAAAGGCAGTTTATCCTTATCCTTTAGGAGAGGACAAGCTAACTAAATATCCGTCAGCTGTATTCTATCCTGTAAGTGTTGATAATGAGTTCCATAGCGACGCCGATAACTTCAAGAATTATAATTTTAGATGTTATCTGGTAACTACAACAAGCGGAATAACAAAAGAGACATTATTCACATCAGTATTACCGACATTACTTGATAAGACATTGGAACAGTTTGACACAGATTGGGATTGTGGAAGTTTGAACGGTAACATTATATGGCAAAAGGTCAATTTCGGTAATTGGGGAATGACAGACGAGGGAAACGAAGCAATTATCGAGTTAAATATAATTATAAAAACATTAACAAACAACTAAAATGAGTAAAATAATTGGAAGAAATATAAGTGTTGGATTCTCAGTTGAAAAAGTAAGAGGAACAGCACAGGCAACAACAGAGAAGTGGATGAAGAAAACTACTGCTTACATATTGGAAAAAGCAGAGAGTGTTATTGAAGATTCAACTTGCGGAGTGTTAGAGGATTCATTCAATAGGAGAGTAATCAAGAAGTGGGTAGAGGGTAGTATTGAGGGAACAGTACAAGCAGACGCAATTGGTTATATTTTATATGCTTTATTTGGCACAGTTAATACTACTGGCTCATCAGTATATACTCACGTTTTCAGCGTAGCTCAAAATATTATACATCCTTCATTGACTCTATTTGTTAAGAATGGAACTATCGAACAAAAGAACTTTGCCGGTGGAATGGTTGGAACTCTTAACATAACAGCCTCAATGGATGACTATGTAAGGTTCAATGCTTCATTTATAGCTATGTCAGGAAGTGCAGACACAGAGGCAGTATCTTGCGATACTGAGTATGACTTTGTAGGTAAAGACGTAACCATTAAGGTTGCAGATACAGAAGCTGGATTAGCAGGAGCTACAGCATTAAAGGTTAAAAGTGTTGATATTACTTTTGATCAAGGATTAATTCCTAACTATGTCCTAGGTGCTTATACTCCAGAAGACATCAACAACGGTAAATTCTCTGTAGAAGTAGCATTGACCAAAGACTACATTGATACAGTGTTTGAAACTCTTTATCAGAACGATTCAGCAAAGTATATGTCAATTACAATCGAGGGAAGTCAAGATATTGGAACAGGAAGTCATCCGACTATCACACTATTACTTAATAAGGCAATGGTTACAGATTGGTCAATTAGTGGAGGTTCTGATGAATTAGTTCAAGAGGCTATCACATTAAAGGCTTTTTACAACAAGACTGATACTGAATCTTGTACACTTACTTTGAAGAATAATACTGCCGAGTATTCGACACCAGTGAGCGATTAATTAAATTAAATTGAAGAACAATGACATTACAATTAGACAAATACACAATCGAATTAAAAGAGAAAATAACCTACGGAGAAAAGGAAGATATAGCCTTCGTAATAGAAGATGAAACAAACAATAAGAAAAATATTAAGGATTTCAGATCTAAACTATTATCAACTTATATCGTATCTATTAAGGAAGGAGAAAAAGAAGTAGTGTTTTCAGAAGAATGGTTGAGAAGTCTAGACGCTGATGACGGAACAGAACTAGTTGAGTACATATCAGGATTATTTAATCCAAAAAAAAAAGAAAGCTAGAACTTCTAGAAATTCAATTACAAGGCAAGAGGAGTCCAGACCGAATCGTTATAATGGAAATGTTAAGCGATGAATACGGGTGGACTCCTTCTCAAATACGAGCAGAGAATTGGGAAGTTATAGAAAACTATATCGAAATAATAAATACAAAAAGACTAATACAAAATGGCGGATTCAAGAACCCTACAAATACTCATTGAAGCAAAGAATAATGCTTCAAAAGAGTTAGGAATATTAGGACAACAGCTCAAAGGATTAGAGCCAGATTTTAAGTCCATAAGGAATATAGGGGTAGGTATGTTTGCTTCCATAGCTGGAAGTATTGGACTTGCTGTATCTAAAACAGGAGAATTTGAGCAGACTCAAATAGCTTTTTCAACAATGCTAGGTTCAGAAGAAAAAGCATATAAATTATTGCAAGAGATGACTGAATTTGCTAAAACAACACCTTTTGAATTGGCAGGACTTGAAGACCAAGTAAAGAAGTTATTAGCTTATGGTATCGAGCAAGAGAATGTTATAGCAACAACAAAAATGCTAGGAGATATCTCTGCTGGTGTAGGAATGGATAAGCTAGGTAATCTTACCCTTGCTTTTGGTCAGGTCAAGGCGGCGACAAAGCTAACAGGTAATGAACTAAGGCAGTTTACAGAGGCAGGAGTGCCATTATTAGATGCTTTAGCCAAAACAATGGGAAAGACTAAGGCAGAGATACAAGGAATGGTGTCAGACGGTAAAATAGGCTTTCCACAGGTACAAAAGGCATTGTCTAGTCTTACAGAAGAGGGGGGATTATTCTTTAATCTTATGGGTAAGCAGTCAAAGTCATTGAACGGATTAATATCTAACTTACAAGATGAGTTTAATATATTCTTAAGAGATAACGGGGCTTTATTTATAGATTTAGCTAAAGATATAATCGTCAATCTATCTGGAATGATGAAGGCAATATCTAGCTTTACCAAGAACAATCAGGAATTGATTAAAGTATTAGTACCATTAGGATTGGCTTTAGGTGGATTACTTACTACAGTAGGACTTATTGGACTTACTATTCCAACAGTAGTCACAGGTTTTGGATTAATGAAAGGAGCATTAAAATCATTAAAAACAGCGTCAATAAGCCTTTCACAAGTGGGAATAATGGCAATAGTTACTGCTCTTGTTCTGGTGGGAAATACTCTTATTCAGACAAGAAGTGAGGTAGCTAATTGGGGAGATACTTGGAGAGTTATAGGTCTTTCGATTATGAGTGAATCGTCAAAACTGTCGGCTTGGGTAGTTGAGAAATGGGGTCAGATGTTAGAAGCTATCGGACAAGACGGACAGAAGTATATCGATCAAGCAAAAGGAATGAGGACAGAGTCGGAATATCTAGCATTAGAAGCACAGAATATAAAAGACGAGTTTGCTAAACAATCAGAGCAGATTAGTGCTACATCTGAATCAATGAATCTCATAATTGATGATTCAAATAATCTAGGTTTATCTTTAGGAGATACTGGAGAAAAAGCAAAAGACCTTACAGAAAATATAGAAGACCTTAAAAAGGAATATGTAGACTTACAGACAAGTGGAATAAAAGCAGTAAGGGAATTAACCGAAGAATCATCAAAAAACCTTATTAAATTACAGGAAGATTTTAGCAAATCAGTCGAATCAATAAAGAAATTACAATCAGAATATCAAAAAGGACTTGTATCAGACCAGCAAGATGTAGCAGAACAAGTTATCAAGACAGAGCAGGAAATATCAGACATCAAAGCAGATATTGAAGAAAAGAAAAAAGATATCGCTCTTAAGAATAAAGAAGAAGTAGATGACAAGAATAGGCAATCTCATAATGATGAGTTGCTTAAGATGAATAACGAGCTTGAGCAATTACAGGCTAATTTAGAAAAAGAAAAACAAGCATTAAAAGATAGTGCAGATTTTCAGAAAACAATACAATCAGAGATTGACGAAGCGAGGAGAGTGTCTAATTTGACAGAATTACAGAGGGCGATTGAGAATTACAACAGCAAGAGGAAGATAGCGGATCAAGAATTTAGTGCTAAAGTAACAGACCTTATTAAGGAAATAGAAGCAATAAAACTGAAAGAACAGCAAGAGATTGCCCTATATACAGATAAAACACTACAGATTAAGAATTTGATGATTAAGGCTAACCAAGAGTACAAGAATGGAGTAAGAGATAATCTTAACACTACTGAACAGGCTATCAATAGGGAAATAGAACTATACAGACAGTTAGCTAGTGCAATATCTTCATCTGCTAGTGCTTCATCTAATACAGGATTATCAAATGCAGTGTTAGGCACTCGTGCCACTGGTGGTCCTATCAATCAAACAGGTATTTATAAGCTCCACGAGGGCGAGTATGTCGTACCGAAGAATCAACAGACATCTGGTCAAAACATAGTAGTCAACATTAATGGAGGTACTTATTTATCAGAAGATGTCGCCGAAGAGATGGGAGATAAGATTATTACAAGATTAAAGACTCAATTAGCCCTATGATAATCAAAATAGCGACAATTGATAGAGCTTCATTGATTAGTTGGGAGAGTTTGAAAATAACCGATAATATCAATGAAAAAGTAAACACTTGTAACTTTTCCTTATTGGTAAAAGAGAATCAAACATATTTTCCAGACACTGGCGATGAAGTAGAGATATCAGACGATTCGGAGATACTATTTGCAGGTACTATCGTCAAGATTAATCGTAAAATGTTAGCCCCTAAACTAGAACAGTACGATATCCAATGCAAGGATTGGACACAGGACATCAATCGTCTTTTAGTGGTAGAGAGTTTTGATGATAAGACAGTCAATTATATCATCGATTATATCCTAACTGCTTATGCTCCGACATTTACCGATACTAATGTTAATTGTGATTTCACTTTCTCAACGATGAGATTTAACAATCTATCAGTTAGCCAGTGTATTCAGAAGTTAGCAGAGGCAGTAAATTATTTCTGGTATATAGATTATTCAAAAGATATTCATTTTTTCCCTAAGGCAGACGAGGTTGCAACATTCGGACTAACAGATGACAACGATAATTATATCCCTAAGAGCCTAAATCTGGCTTATGACATCACTCAAATCAAAAATAGAGTAAAGGTTCAAGGTGGAGAAATAGAAGGCTCTAGCAGGACAGAAACTCACAATGGAGACGGAACAAAAACTACCTTTCCTACCTATAATAAGTTCAGTACATTGCCAACGGTTACGGTGGGGGGTGGTGCAAAGACAGTGGGAGTTGATTATCTTGATGATGAGGCTAGTTATGACTGCTTTTGGAACTTCAACGAGAAATATGTCCGTTTCAAAGTCGCCCCTACTACTGGAACAAATAACATTGCCATTACTGGAATACCTTTGATACCTATTATCGCCCAAGTAGAAGACGATGACTCAATAAATGAGCTAGGAGTATACGAGTTTTACATCAAGGATACTACAATCAGGTCAATAGACGAAGCTAAACAAAGAGCGTCAGCCGAGATTGAAGCCTATGCCAATTCACTATCGGAGGGTTCATTCAAAACATACACCGACGGGCTTAAAAGTGGACAGGTTATCAACATACAATCGACTATAAGGGGCATTGATGAGGACTACTTGATACAATCAGTCAGGACTTCAATGTTAAGCCCTTACAAGAGAGAATACAGCGTATCAATAGCTAGTATGAGGACACTTGGGATTATATACTTCTTGCAGAACTTACTCTTAACGGGAAGACGAGAAGAGAAGTCAACGGAGAATGATGTTTTATACAAGTATTATATCGACCGGCAGAATATACAAGTTACCGAAGAGATAACACTGGAAACAGCAGTACAGGATTATCAGGACATAGAGGTTACAGAACTTATCAGGAAAGACCCGTTTACTCCAGAATTTGTCTTATCTCCATACTTCCCTACTAGCGATTCAGACCCTAAAAGACCAATGAGATTAGATATAAGCAGTTATTTATATTAAAAAAATGGAACAATCACTTAAAATAGAAAAGGTAGGAGTAGTCGGAGAACTTACCGCAATATGGAGACAACAGACTAACCCAGTATTAAGGCAATGGAATAAACTGCTAGAAAGCCTTAACAAAGAGGGATTAATCAGCCGTAAAAGACTATATGAGTTAAGTTTTCTAGGCAAAGAAATAAAGAGAGAGAAAGTCAAAAATGTAATATGTAAGACTGGATTCAATGCAGTATGTAGGAGGTTAGCAAATGACACTACTTATACAGGAATCATTAACAAGGCTCTTCTAGGAACAGGAACGACACCAGCGACAGATAGCGACACTAAACTTGAAACAGAAACTTATAGAAATGACATAGCTTCAGGAACAGCGGGGGATAATATCGCTTACATAACTGCTTATTTTTCCGAAACAGAAGTAACAGGAACATTTACGGAGTTTGGTAATTGCATTGACGGGACTGCCTCGGCTGATACTGGCAAGATATGGAGCCATAAAACAGGGATTAGTTGGGTTAAAGATTCGGTTACCAGTTTAACTGTTGACCAGAAATATACTTTTGCAAGCGTATGATAGTACAAATCAAAATAGAAGTTAAAAACGAAACAGAAGCCTATCTATTAGTGAATAGGATAAACTTGAAGAACGAAGTCAAAGAGGTCACATTTGATAAACAAGTTCACAAGTTCGAAACAAAAGACAAGGTTAAAGATATATTTAAAAATGTCAAAAGAATATAGTGCTGGTGATTTACTTCCAGCAGATGAATTAAATGAGATTGTTCGTTCTAGTGGATTATATGGAGAGTCTTCTGGGGGTACTGATACTTATGAGATAACAGTCAGTCCAGTACCAGATAACTATACAGCAGGAGATGTTTTTAGATTTAAGGCAGATGTAGTTAATACTGGAGCTTGTACTCTTAATGTAAACGGATTAGGAGCAAAGACGATTAAAAAGAATGTTAGTCAAGACTTAATCACTGGAGATATAATAGCAGGACAATTGATCACCGTAGAATATGACGGTACTAATTTTCAATTAATAAGTGTTGA